CGCTGAACTGCTGGAAAGATGTCTGGCCTAAGCGTGAGAAAGAGATCCAGCAAGCAGCCTCAGGCGACTACGAAAAGACCCAAGCCTACATGCGAGAGCAAGAGGCGCACCGCAAGGGTATCAGGAGGGTGTCGTGACAACCACCTACATCCGAGTAACCCCCCTGGATACAGCTCCAGCCGAGTGCTATCCAGAGCACAAGATAGCAGCCTGCTACTCCTGCACCAGAAACAGGATCAGGCCGGCGCTTCCACCAGAACAGCGGAGAAAGGAAATCATCGATGCAAGTCTGTTCGTCAAAGACGGGGTTTGCCCGATGTTTGAGGGTCGGCCGTGAGCGAAAAACGCCTGATTGACCCGCAATCGGCCGTTGACTACATGGTCAAGGTTGCGCCGGAGTACGCGAAGGCAAAAGCAGAGAGGGTTTACCTTGAAGAGTACCGAAAGAGCAAGAAAGCAATTCTCATGCAGGCGCATTCGGAAAAGCCTATTGGCGCTCAGGAGCGCGAGGCTTATGCTGATCCTGAATACATCGGTGTACTTGCAGCCATCCGGATTGCGGTGGAGACTGAAGAAACCTTGAGATGGAAGCTGGTGGCTGCTCAAGCCAGAGTAGAGGTATGGAGAAGTCAGGAGGCGAGCGACCGTGCTACCGACCGAACGACCCGCTGAAGGTATCTGTAAGGTCTGCCACGACCGATTCATCAAGTACAGATCCCTTCAGACCATCTGTGGAAAACTCCGCTGTGCCAAGCAGGTAGGAAAGCTAGCCCGAAAGGCCGAGCGAGAGTCGGTCAAGAAGCGCCGCAATGCCATCAAGAAGCGTTCAGAATGGCTGGCCGAGGTACAGGCAGAGGTGAACCTGTATTGCCGCCTCAGGGACGCGGGAAATGGTTGCATCAGCTGTGGAACCCATCAAGGCAAGGCCAATGGCGGGCACTTCATGAGCGTGGGCGCCAGGCCAGAACTGAGATTCGATGAGGCAAACATCCACCTTCAATGCGAGCGGTGTAACACCTACCTCCACGGCAACTTGTTGATGTATCGTATCAACCTGATCGCCAAGATCGGTCAGGCGGAAGTCGACAGACTAGAGGGGCCGCAGAGCCCAAAGAAGTACACGATTGCCGATCTGGAGGCCATGAAAGCGGTCTATCGACGCAAGGCAAAGGAGATTGAGGGATGAAGAACGCCAGCAAGAGAAAGCGCCATCTTCCGAGACCGTCAGTTCACATGGCTATCGTCCGAACAGACACAGGCATTGCAATCGTCAAGTGGGAAGGCGACGCAAAGCTCACCAGTTTCAGCCCAGCAGCCGACGACAAGTCGGGCCCATCGGTGACCCAACCCGGACTCCCTCCTCCTCTCCTGCCGGGTGAGCGGAGCCGATAGGCGGCTTTTTTCTTCTATAATCCCCTCATGACGCAGCTTCAACCGGGATACGTGGATTCAGAGGCAGGCATGCCATCGGTTGGCGTGAATCCGAAGTAAGGCGTCTTGCGGCTACCCTGATCCGGTGGCCGCTTCCTTTTTGGAGAATCAATGCTCAGAGCCCTTCAAGACCGGATTGTTGTTGAACCAGATCCCGAGCGCGAGAACATCACAGCCATGGGAATCATCGTCAAGGCCAGAGAAGGCATCCACACCAGCGATGAACAACTGGGCAAACAAGGCACAGTGATAGCTGTAGGTGAAGAGGTGGACAGAGACCAACTCAAACCAGGCGACCGAATCCTATTCGGCGAATTCAACTACCCCGAGTATTTCGAGGGCACCAAGCGATACCTGGTCCTGCAGGACGCCGATGTCTGCGCCGTTATTGACTGACCAAGCCGAGTGGTACGGCCTCACAGAAGAACAGATCCTTGAGCGAATCGAGGACGGGGAGAGCCTTGCCAGCATCGCAGCTAGCAAAGGCAAGGTACGCAGCATGCTTTCCAAGTGGATCGCGGCTGATGAGAACCGTTCCGCGCGTGCGCGTACATCTAGGGAACTAGCTGCTTCGGCATGGGACGAGAAGGCTGAAAGCGGCATTGCGGAGGCTACAGACCCATTTGACTTGGCGAAAGCTAAAGAGCTTGCGCACCACTATCGTTGGCGCTCCAGCAAGATTAGCCCGGCCCAGTACGGCGACAAACTGGACATGAACGTCAAAGGCTCCATGGCCGTGACGCTCCAGAGCAGCGACGACGCTCTCTAAACACTACCTATAGTGTGTAGGTGCCAGAAAACACGGGTTTTGATCATGCCTGACACTACAGGTAGTGTGTGAAGCTAACCGCAAAGCAAGAGGAAGCACAGAGGCTGCTGGGAAGCGCCTATCAGTACATCATGCTATTCGGCGGGAGCCGAAGCGGTAAGACCTTCCTTTTCGTCCGGGCCGTAGCTGTCAGGGCCATCAAAGCCCCCGGATCAAGGCATGCCATCCTGAGGTTCAGGTTCAACGCAGCCAAGCAATCCATCGTGATGGATACCTTCCCCAAGGTGATGAAGTTGTGTTTCCCCAATGTTCCCTACAAGTGGAACGATCAGATGGGGTATTTCGAGATTGGGGACGGAAGTCAAATCTGGATTGGTGGGTTGGACGACAAGGAGCGCACTGAAAAGGTGCTCGGCACCGAGTTCGCCACCGTATACCTCAACGAGTGCAGCCAGATCCCCTGGACAAGCGTAGGACTGGTGATTACCCGCCTAGCCCAAGTCTGCTACACCAAGATTCAGGGACAGGAGCCAAAAGAGCTTGCCAGGAAGATGTACTTCGACTGCAATCCTCCGTCAAAAGGGCACTGGACATACAAGCTATTCGTTCAGCACCAAGACCCGGATACGAAACTAACCCTTCCTGAACCGTGGCAGCATGCCTGGCTGCAGATGAATCCGGGGGACAATCAGGAGAATCTACCCGCTGATTACATCAAGACGCTTGAAGGACTTAGTGCAAGGCTTCAGAAGCGATTCCTCAAAGGAGAGTTTGGCGATGCCACTCCCAACGCATTGTTTGCCGATGAAATCATCGACAAGTGGCGACACCTACACGGGGAACTCCCCGATCTACAGCGAGTCGTTGTCGCCGTCGACCCCTCAGGATCGGGAGACACTGATAACGTTGACAATGACGCAATCGGTATTGTCATTGCTGGCCTCGGAACTGACGGCAACGCCTATGTCTTGGAGGATTGCACGGTCAAGGCTGGACCCCAGACTTGGGGAAACATTGCAACTACAGCTTTCGATAGACACGCCGCAGACGTGATCGTCGGTGAGATTAACTACGGTGGGGCAATGGTGCAGCAGGTTATCCAGGCATCGAGGCCTAGGACAAACTTCAAGCAAGTTACCGCCAGTCGAGGCAAGGTGGTCAGAGCGGAGCCATTCTCAGCCCTGTATGAACAGGGTAAAGTGCGCCATGTGGGATACTTCCGTGAATTGGAAGACGAGTTAACCGCATTCTCGACCATGGGATATACAGGCCAATCCTCACCAAACCGGGCAGATGCTTTGATCTGGGCACTCACCGAGATATTCCCCGGGATTGTGAATCCGAGGAAGAAAGTGACCGAGAAAGTGCATGAACCTTTGGCCGGCCAAGCCGCATGGATGGGGTAATGGTGCAGGTTGCAGATACTCTCGCCGAGAAACGTCATGCACGGGCCGAAACCGAGCTATTGCGAGTCTTCTTTCTCCGCTGGTGCGAGATGCATCGCAGGATTGCAGATGAGGCAGAGAGCATGCAGGCCAGACAGCAGGCGGCGCAGGAATTGACCGAGCAGGCACACAAGCTGAAAGAGTTCTATGGCTGACAACCAGCAAGATCCTGTGCCCGGTGATCGTGGGATCATCGATAAGGCTATTGCCTTCCTCAAACTCTGCGAGGAAGTGGACAGCGACAATCGCTCCGAAGCCCTGGAAGACATCCGATTTCGAGATGGGCAGCAGTGGCCCGCCGAGATTCAGAACTCCCGCCAGTTGGAACAACGCCCCTGCCTAACTATCAACAAGGTTGATGCCTATGTCACCCAAGTTGAAAACCAGCAGAGGCAGCAACGACCCAGAATCAAAGTCGACCCTGTCGGCAGTGAAGCCACCAAGAAGGTTTCCGAAGTCATCCAAGGACTCATCCGCCACATTGAGAACAATCGAGGCGGTGGGGATCTGGCCTATGACAACGGATTCTCAGGCGCTGCTACTGCGGGCGTTGGATACTGGCGAATTCTGGCTGACTACTGTCGTGACGACTCGTTCGAGCAAGATCTGTATCTAGCCCCGGTTGAAAACCAGTTCTCGGTCTATCTGGACCCAAATAGCGTCTGGCCTGACGGGTCGGACAATGAAGAAACGCTCATTACCGAGATGATGAGCAAACATGCATTCAAGCGCCAGTATCCAGACGCTGACGATGGGGCTAACTTCAACCAGGCTGGAACTGGAGATTCATTCCAGAACTGGATCAACAAGGAGCAGATTCGGGTTGCGGAGTATTACCGCATGGAGCGGACCAAGGCTAAGTTGGTAATGCTGCCCACAGGTGAGACGATCTGGGAGGACAAGATCCCACAAGGGCTGCCGGTGAATCTGGATGGGCTTCCCACTCGGATTGCCTATCGCAAACAATTGAAGTGGTACAAGCTCACCGCTCTGGAGGTATTGGAGCGTCGAGACATGCCGGGCAAGTACATCCCGATTGTCCCGGTGTACGGCAAGACCACGGTCATTGACGGGAAGCGCAAGCGCAAGGGGCTAGTACGCAATGCCCGCGACCCAGCCCGCATGTACAACTTCTGGCGTACCGCGATGACCGAATCGGTCGCTCTGGCTCCTAAAGCCAAGTGGCTGATTGCAGAGGGTCAGGACGAGGGACATGTGAACGAGTGGGCGAACGCGAACATCAGTGCCCGTGCTGTGCTCCGCTACAAGCCGACAGACATTGAGGGTAAACCCACCCCTCCGCCACAGCGCATTCAGCCGGAGATGCCGCCACAGGGCATTCTTGTGGCAGCTTCAAGCATCGGGGAAGACCTGTCCGCAGTCCTCGGAATCATTGATCCGGCCATGCGGATTAGTGGCAATGTGTCAGGCAAGGCGTTGAATGCTGAACGCCAGCAATCCGACAATGCCACGTTCAACTTCTACGACAACACCACTCGATCCATTGCCCAGACGGGGCGGATTCTTCTGGACCTGATCCCCTACTACTATTCAGAACCTGGGCGAGTGGTTCGTATCCTCGGGGATGACGGGAAGGCAAAGAACGTCACGCTGAATCAGCAGAACCCCAGCCCTGGCCCTGATACTCCCGGACCTGTTGAGCAGGTTCTGAACGATGTGACGGTGGGTGAATACGCCGTGGTCATGGACACGGGGCCTGGCTTCAACACCAAGCGTCAGGAGGCAGTCACTGCAATGCTTCCCCTGATGGAAAAGAATGAAATGCTGATGGAGAAGGCTGGAGACTTGATCTTCCGCAACATGGACTTCCCCGGCGCTGATGTCATCGCGGATCGATTGGCAGCTAGTAACCCTCTAGCCCAGATTGACGACACATCGGAAATTCCCCCTGCCGTTCAGATGAAGCTGAAGCAGCAGGAGCAGCAGATTCAGCAGATGGGACAGGCATTGCAAGCTGCCGAACTGGAGCTGAAGCACAAAGCCGGCATCCAGCAGATGAAGGAAGAGGGCGCGACCAAGCGCGAGATGATCAAGTCGACGGCAAACATTCACATTGAGGATCAGGAAAACCAAGCCTGGATGCACGATACGGCTGTGAAGTCGCAGACTGCTTTGTCCGTGGCTGAAATCAACGCTGTACGTGATCTTCTCAAGACCAGCGTCAACAACCGTCATGACATGCAGACACTAGACAAGACGATTGAAGCAGAGGAGCGGGAAGTTAAGAAAACTGCCGCTCAATAACCCTTACCGATGAGGTTCATCGGGTCCAATCCCACGGGAATTTATGACAGTCCAAACCGTTACCGGCGAGACCATTCAAGACTTCATTCTTGGCAACCCATTGCCTGTAGAAGAAGCAAAGATCATCAAGGAAACCCCTGCCGAGGAAGCCAAACCCAAGGTTGAGGAAGAGGCCAAACCGGTCGTTGATGAGATAGAGGAATCCCCCGAGCCTGCCAAGAAACCGAAGCTGGAACAGCGCTTCTCGGAGTTGACGGAGGCCAGAAAACGAGCCGAGCGTGAACGGGACGAAGCACGGAAGGAGGCTGACGAACTCCGCGCCAAGGTCAATCCAAAGCCCGAAGTCAAGATCGATCCCGATGTGGGCCCAGAGCCCCAAGCGAAGGATTATGGCGATGCTTTCGAGTACGCCAAGGATCTAGCCAAGTGGTCGACTGACAAGGCTTTGAAGGATCGGGACGCTGCGGAAGCGGAGAAGACCCAGAAGGCCGAGCAGGAAAAGACCCTCAAGATTTGGCAGAAACGGGTGACCGAGATTGAGAAGGAATTGCCCGACTACCGGGAAGTTCTGGCTTCTGCCGATAGTCTGGCAGTTGGTGACGATGTGCGGGATGCGATCATCGAATCCGAGGTAGGTCCGAAGATCCTCTATCACCTCGCTTCAAATCCCGATGAGGTTGACCGCATCAATGGAATGACGGTTCGTGCAGCACTCCGGGCAATTGGCAAGCTAGAGGCTAAATTCGAGGCGCCACCCGAGAAGAAAGAGCAGGAACCACCGAAGACTCCGGTTGCCAGAGTCAAACCGCCAGAGCCAATTACCCCCATCCGGGCTAATTCGACACCAGACAACAAACTCAATTCAAAGGGTGAGTTTTCCGGGACTTATGGGGAGTGGAAGGCTTTACGCAAAGCCGGAAAGGTGTAAACTAGTCTCTCATACAGCCAACCGGGGCGATGTACCGGGAAAATCCATGCAGTCTCCATGCAAAGAGGCGCGGTGAAAACCCCTTTTGCAACCAACGGAGATATGCATGGCAAACAACCTGCTGACTATCTCCATGATCACCAACGAAGCGTTGATGGTCCTGGAGAACGAACTTACGTTCACCTCGGAAATCAGCCGAGACTATGACAGCCAATTCGCCAAGACTGGCGCCAAGATTGGCAACACCGTCAACGTCCGCCGCCCGGGCCGATTCATCGGCACCACGGGTCCGGCACTGAACGTCGAAGACTTCAATGAGACTTCGGTCCCGGTGGTCCTCACGACCCAGTTCCACGTCGACACCCAGTTCACGACTCAAGACCTGGCGCTGTCGCTGGACATGTTCAGTGATCGAGTGCTCAAACCTGCCATCGCAGCGATTGCGAACAAGATCGACCGCGACGGCTTGGTGATGGCAAAGAACAGCACCGCCAACATCGTCGGTGTTGCGGGCACTCCCCCCACGGGTCTGATCACGTACCTCACCGCAGGCGCGTATCTGGATGCCGAAGGCGCGCCGCGCGATGGTCGACGTTGTGTGGTGATCGAACCTTTCACCTCTGCCACCATCGTGGACAGCCTGAAAGGTCTGTTCGTTCCCGACTCGCAGCTTTCGGCTCAGTACCGGAAAGGTCTGATGGGCCGCGACTCCGGTGGGATGAACTGGAAGATGGATCAGAACGTGGTCAATCAGACGTTCGGATCATGGGCAACCACGGCCGGCACGCTGACTGCCAACACGGTGACTCAGGTCGGTTTCCTGTCGACGGGCTGGGCTTCCAGCTCGACCATCACCCTGACCAACTCGCAGACCCTCACGCTGAACCAAGGCGATACCATCCAGATCGCGGGTCTGTTCGCCACCAACCCGCAGAACCGCCAAGCATATGGTTCCAACCGCCTCCGCAGCTTCGTGGTCAACACGACGGTTACGGGTGCTGCTGGCACCATCTCTGTGAACATCTCCCCGGCGATCATCACCGGTGGGCAGTTCCAGAACACGCAGGTTGGCACGACCTCGGCAACGGCAACGGTCACCCCGTTCTCCATTGCTGCGACGACCGCAACCGCAGTGGTGAGCCCGCAGAACATCCTTTTCCATCGCAACGCCTTCACCATGGCTAGCGCGGATCTGGAACTGCCGGAAGGCGTTCACTTCGCGGGTCGTTCGAGCGATTCGGATGTAGGTCTTTCGATCCGGGTGGTCCGCCAGTACACCATCAACAACGATGCCATCCCGACCCGTCTGGATGTGCTCTACGGCTGGGCGCCGCTCTATCAAGAGCTTGCTTGCCGTGTGGCTGCTTAAGGAGCAATCATGGCAAATCCCGGACCGGCTACCACC